TATTGGCATCAAGCCAAGGGTACAGAGTACAAGCGTAAATGTATTCAAACATTGATGCACAAGACAAATATATCCCCTTGGGTGCATTGGGATAAAACGACCAAAGTTAAGGTCGGAACCTTTCTTATGGACTGCCTGATGGAAGTATCAGGGTGGTTCGAGAGAGATTTAGTGCGTAAAGGTAGAAAAACTATAGCAGTATTTGTACCGTCCTCCCTACTTACTAAACAACATGAAGAAATCATGCGAATGGCTGAATTATTTAGTCCACTTGCTAAGCCTATGCTTATCCCTCCACGTAATTGGCACGCTCTCCAAGATGGAGGTTATTATCTAAATGATTTAACACGTTGTCATCAATTAATTAGAAAGAGTAATCACGGGCTTATACAGGGGGAAATACCCTACGAGTTTATTAACAAAATCCAACAAGTTTCTTATAAGCTAAATCCTTTTATAGTAGAGGTAGCGAAAGAGTTAGAGGATAGAGGAATTAGCGTAGGAAAATTTAGACCTGTCATCCAACATGATATCCCTCCGAAACCTCCAGAAGAGGCAAGCAAGGAGGTATGGAAGAGTTGGAAAAAAGAAGCAACGATAGCTAGAAACTTGCAGGCTGCTGAAGTACGTAAGTCCTGCCGAACTCGTATGACTATGGAAGTAGTACGAGAGTTTGAAGATGAGGTATTTTATATACCTTGGAGTTTTGATTATCGGGGTAGAGCTTACCCAATACCTAGTTTACTTACACCACAAGACACAGACTTTGGAAAAAGTTTAATTTTATTTAATGAAGGTGCTAAGATAAACCCCAAAGGTTTAGACTGGATAAAGTTTCAGTTAGCTACTACGTATGGGTTAGACAAAGCTACAATGGAAGAGAGGTTAGAGTGGGTATCTATACCAGCTAACCAAGATCTTGTATTTAGAATTGTCAAAGACCCTATCAAATACATAGCTGACTGGGAAAATGCAGACGAGCCTTGGTTATTTCTAGCTGCTGCAAATGAGTATGTCAGTCTCATTATGGGACACACTGACACAACACATCTGCCTGTAGCTGTAGACGCTACATGTAGTGGTTTACAAATCTTGGCAGGACTCGCCAAGGATGCGTCCACTGCTCGTATGGTAAACGTCATAGGGAGTGAAAAACCCCAAGACGCTTATGCAACTATTGCAGCAAAAAGCATGGACGCAATCCCTGATCGGCTAAAACCCCACTGGGATAGAAAGGTAACAAAGCGTTGTGTGATGACCATACCATACAATGCCAAGCCTTTCTCTAATCGCTCCTATATCAGGGACGCATTCAAAGACAAGGGCGTAGACGTAGACAAAGAAGAGTTGACACAATGCGTAAAAGCTGTACGATCTGCCATGAACGAGGTAGTTCCGGGAGCTATGAGCGTAATGAAATGGATTGAACAAGAGATAGCACGAGCTATCAGAGCTGGAGCTGGCGAAATCAGATGGACAACACCATCAGGTTTTAATGTTAAGCAAAAGTTAATGAAGTATAAGTCAACTATAATACGTACTCAACTTATGGGTAGATGTGAGATATATGTAGCCGGAGCTGAGACAGGTGTTGACCTGAACCATCACAAGAATGCTACTGCACCTAATCTAATACATTCATTAGATGCAAGCTTACTTCATCTAGCTACAACATCAACAAACTTTCCCATTGCATTGATACATGACAGTGTATTATGCAGAGCTACAGATATGTGCAAGCTATCTAATCTTGTACGCAAAACTTACATGCACCTGTTCGCAGAGCATGAACCACTAACCGACTTCGCCCTAGCAATAGGAGCTGAAGAACAACCACCGATTATTGGCGACCTTAAACCGGAAGCTGTAATTGATTCACAATATTTTTTCTGTTAATGAGAAACATACACGTAACACCCGAGCCTGTAACCTTAGAAGGATTCCAAGCTGTGTTAAAGCCAAGTAAGTTTGGCTATTCATTAAAAGCCGTAGTTGGAGAGGATTTAATCTCTAAACTAGAGACTGAAAGAGACGACTGTCTTAAGTGGGCAGAGTCTAAGTTAAAGAACCCAAAGAGATCAACACTAAAACCTACCCCATGGGAAGAAGTTAGTGATGGTAAGTATCTTATCAAGTTCTCTTGGAGTGACGACAAAAGACCTCCAGTTGTAGATACTGAAGGCACACCAATCAAGGACGTTGATACACCAGTATATTCAGGCAGTAAAGTTAAACTTGGATTTACTCAGAAGCCATACATACTAAGAGATGGCGTGACCTATGGCACATCACTAAAGTTATCTGGAGTACAGATAGTTAGTATTCAGTCAGAGGTAGGTGTTGACACTGGAGACCTTGACGAGCAGGGAGCTGCTGATTTGTTTGGTAGTACATCAGGATTCAAAACATCTGAACCAAATGTAACACCTGACACTACACCTTCGTCAGTAGAAGATGACTTCTAATGGCATTCAGATCAGGTCTAGAAGAAAAGGTAGCTGACCTATTAGTAACGTTGGGCGTCGACTATGAGTATGAGGAGACGTCCTACCCTTACACAATCCAACATCAATATACTCCTGACTTTGTGCTACCAAGTAACGGAGTAATCCTAGAGGTCAAAGGGTATTGGGACCCACCATCTAGGCGTAAGATAAGACAAGTAATCAAGGACAACCCAGAGATAGATCTTCGTATGGTATTTCAAGACCCTTACAAACGTATATCTAAGAAGTCCAAGACTACATACGCAAAGTGGTGTGAGCGATACGGAATACTCTGGTGCGCTGCACACTGCATACCAGTTGACTGGTTAAAATGACAGCAGAATTTTTAAGACACGAGCCATGTGAAGTATGTGGCTCCTCTGATGCAAAGGCTGTTTATGATGATGGCAATACATTTTGTTTTAGTTGTCACAATTTAACAAGAGCAGATAATCACACACATCACATGCCCACCAATGTTCAATTCAAAGGATCAGCCCAAAGGCTGCAAAAACGAAGAATCAGTGAAGAAACCTGCCAACACTACAAAGTCTATAGGGATGGAGAACTTTTACGCTTCCCTTATTACAGCAGCGACAAAACACTTCAAGGGTTCAAAACAAAAACAAAATTAAAAGACTTTAAGTATGAAGGTAATACTACTGACACTCTTTTTGGTCAGTCTCTTATTCCTTCTACTGGCAAACGTATCATGGTCTACGAAGGCGAGCTTGATGCACTATCGGGCTGGGAGGCTTACCCCAACTGGGCGCATGTCTCACTTCCTCACGGAGCTGCGTCAGCTAAAAAGGACATACAAAAACAACTTCAGCTTTTTCAAGGTTATGAAGAAATTGTCCTTTGTTTCGACAAAGACGAAGCCGGTAAGCTGGCGACGGAAGCAGTGGCTGCGCTCTTACCGTCTGGGAAAGTTAAGATTGCTCATTTGCCAGACCCGTATAAAGATGCGTCTGACGCACTACAAAATAATGATGCTGAAGCGATCAGGAAAGCTATCTGGAATGCTTCGCCGTATCAACCTGATGGGATAGTAGATGGTCAATCTCTATAGAATTAGTTACAAACCCTAGTCCACCATGTGACTTTGAGTATCCCTTTGCTGGCTTGCAAAGACTAACACATGGATGCAGATACGGAGAACTAACAGTGATAAGTGCAGGCACAGGTCAAGGTAAATCAACCCTGACTCGCCAATTAGCTACTCACTTCTTAGACAAGGACGAACCTGTAGGCTACATTGCTTTGGAAGAGTCAAACAGAAGAACAGCACTAGGACTTATGTCCGTGGCTGTAGGTCAAGCGTTACATCTTGGCGAACATACCAAGGAAACATTAGTAACAGCTTATGATGCGACTCTCAAAAACTGGCGTCTCTTCCTTTATGACCACTTCGGCAGTGCTGACCCTGATATTATTTACAGTCGTATTGAATATATGGCACTCGCACTCGAAGCAAAAATAATCTTTCTTGACCACCTATCCATACTTATATCTGGACTAGATGGTGATGAGAGAAAAATGATAGATAACACCATGACTAAACTACGTAGCTTAGTTGAAAAAACTGGAATCAAACTATTCTTAGTATCACATCTACGTAGAACACAGACAGACAAAAACCACGAAGAAGGAGCACGTGTAACTCTAGGACAACTTAGAGGATCTGCTGCAATATCTCAGCTTGCAGATGAAGTATGGGGACTCGAAAGGAACCAACAAACTGAAGCTGTAGACCAAACGATCTTACGGGTTCTAAAGAATCGCTACTCCGGAGAGGTAGGTGTTGCATGTCAACTTAAATACAACAAAGAAACATGTAAATACGATGAAACTACGGAGCCAATTTTCAATCCCAGTACAGACTTCTGATCTGGAACTGGTAAAACCAAACCCACCTACAAAACAAGCTAAAAAGAAAGCTAAGTTTAAGGACAAAACTTATACCGGTAAAAAATAGTGCTGGTATTTGACATAGAAACAAACGGACTATTATATGACGTTTCTAAGATACATTGCATTTCCACCTTTGACACCAAAGAAGAGAAGACATACGTATATAACGATCAGAATGACGAAACGCCCAGCATACGGGATGGTATCAATCAAATTATGGAAGCTGATACTCTTGCTGGTCACAACCTTATTGGGTACGACCTTGCTGTCCTTCGGAAGCTTAGCGACGGGTTTCATACTGATGCTACAGTTATTGATACTCTTGTGCTTTCTCGCTTATATCACCCAAATTTAATGGAGATAGATAAGAAAAGACAGTGGAGACACATGCCATTACAGTTATATGGTAGACATTCACTCGAAGCATATGGCTACAGATTAGGAGAATACAAAGGAGACTTTGGTAAAAACTCTGACTGGCAACAATGGAGTCAAGAAATGCAAGACTACATGGTACAAGACGTAAAAGTAACTACAAAATTATGCGAACATTTCCGCCCTTATCTGACTCGTGTCGGTTAGAGCACCGAGTCGCAGAGATACTTACAGAACAAGAAATACATGGATGGACATTTGATGAACAAAAAAGTTTCCAACTTGAGTCACATCTCAGAAGAGAGATGGAAGAGCTTACTCAAGTACTTCGGAACGAATGGACTTTCGTTGGAGGAGCGTTGTTCACTCCTAAACGAGATAACTCTACACAAGGATACATCGCCGGAGCAGAGTTCCAAAGACTAAAAGAATTTAACCCCACTTCACGAGATCACATAGCATGGATTCTTACGAATCGTTTGAATGTCAAACTGAACAAGATCACTACGACTGGGAAACCAATTATCGACGAGATTACATTGATGGAGATAGATATTCCCTTCTCGAGACAATGTGCGAAATGTTTGACGATAAAGAAGAAGCTTGGAATGATATCCGAAGGCGTGAACGCATGGAACAAGCTTGTTACGACTAAAGGCAGGATACACCACAACTGTTCAGTTTCTACGAACACATTTAGATGTGCTCATCGTAAACCGAACCTTGCCCAAGTTCCTTCGGATAAAGAATTTAGAGAACTATTTACTGCCAGCCCAAAACATATAATGGTAGGTGCAGATTTAAGTGGTATAGAACTACGAATGCT